TGGCTGGTACATTAGCAGTGAGTCCTGGGGTAGCAATTAGCCCCAGCTCAGTAAAGGCAACATTGCCTTCAAATTATATTACAAACTTTGACTTCTTAAATCAGTATCTTCCTGATACTTATGAGCAAGAATTCGAGCGTTATGGAAACAGATCAATCGCATCTTTCTTGCGTATGGTTGGTGCTGAACTTCCTTCTAACTCTGACTTAATTAAGTGGGCAGAGCAAGGTCGTTTGCATACAAAATATACAGGTTTGACTTTTGGTAGTATTTCTTCTGGTACTCAAACTTTTACACTACCTTCTGGTACTTGTAACTTTAGAGTTAACCAAACTGTATTCTTATCTTCTCAACAAGTTGCTGCTGAATCGGCAAAAGGTATTATTACCACTGTTACATCTAATACATTTACTGTAGCTTATTACGATTCTGCATACAACGCTCTGTCTCCATTCAGTGGAGCTACAACTGGAGTTACTGCATTTGTTTACGGATCTGAGTTTGCTAAAGGAACAGTTGGAATGCAAGGGTCATTAGAGGCTCAAGATACATTCTACGAAGTAAAACCAGTTATCATTAAAGATAACTATACTGTATCTGGTTCTGACATGGCTCAAGTAGGATGGGTTGAAGTTACTACTGAAAATGGTGCTACAGGTTACTTATGGTACATGAAGTCAGAGCACGAAACTCGTTTACGTTTTGAGGATTATCTTGAAATGACAATGGTTGAAGGTGTTCCTGCTGATTCCACCTCTGGTGCAGCTTCTTGGACTGGATTAATTCCTACTCCTGTTGTTTCTCCTGCTACTACTGGTGCAGCTGGTACTCAAGGTTTATTTGATTCTATTGAGACTAGAGGTAATGTTTGGTCTGGTGGTAATCCATCTGCATTGGCTGACTTTGACACTATCATTCAAAGACTTGACAAGCAAGGAGCTATCGCTGAAAACGTATTATTCTTGAATCGTCAGTTCTCTTTCGATATCGATGATATGTTGGCTGCTCAAAACTCTTACGGAGCTGGTGGTACATCTTATGGTTTGTTTGATAACAGCGAAGAGATGGCATTAAACCTTGGTTTCTCTGGATTTAGAAGAGGATACGAGTTCTACAAAACTGACTGGAAATATCTTAACGATGCAACTCTTCGTGGAGGTTTAGTTGGTGGTGTAGTTAACGGAGTATTAGTTCCTGCTGGAACAATGAGTGTATACGATCAAGTTCTTGGTAAAAACGCTAGACGTCCGTTCTTACACGTTCGATTTAGAGCTTCTGAGACTGAAGATCGTAGATACAAAACTTGGATGACTGGTTCAGCTGGTGGTGCTGCAACTAGCGATCTTGATGCAATGCAAGTTAACTTCTTGTCTGAGAGAGCGCTTTGTACACTTGGTGCTAACAACTTCGTTATCTTCAAGGGATAATTGAAAAACTAGGAGGGAGGCCAAGCGCCTCTCTCCTTTTTATTATTAATAAATTAAATTATATCAAATGAAAACAACAAGAAAATCTGTGCTAGAACCAAAAGATAGAACATATCTTTTAAAAAATGGTAAAAGTCCATTAACTTATTTCCTTTGTTCAAGGGATACTCCAAGAACAAGATTATTATATTATGATGAAGAGACAAATACAAATAGACCTCTTCGTTATGCTAGAAATGCAAACTCACCATTTCAAGATGAACAAGGTGATAATGTTATTATTGAGCCTATAATCTTTGAAGATGGCACATTAATTGTTCCTAAGAATAATCCAGTTCTTCAAGAGTTCTTACATTATCATCCTGGAAATGGAGTAGAATTCTATGAGTTTGATCAAGAAAAAGACGCTCAACAAGAGATTAAATATATGTATGATGTTCTTGACGCTCAATTAATCGCTAGAGAGATGCCATTTGAAGAGCTTGAGCCAATTGCTAGATTGCTTCTTGGTGGATCTGTAGATACAATGAAAGTATCTGAAATTAGAAGAGATATGATGTTATATGCTAAGAGATATCCTCAAGACTTTATGGAGGCAGTGAATGATCCTACAATTAAAGTGACTAGTTTTGCAGCTAGAGCATTATCTGATGGATACTTAGCATATAGAAACAACAAGAAAGAGATTTATTACAATCTAAAGGACAATAAGAAGAAATTACTTACTGTTCCTTTTGGAGAGGACCCAGTATACTTGCTTTCTGCTTACCTACAGTCTGATGAAGGTCTAGACCTGTATAAGTTTCTAGAAAATAAATTCTCAGAAAATTAGTATATTTGTAACATTATTCACCCATTAATTTTTTACACAATGGAAAAGTTTTTAAAGTTCCCTATTTCTGGAAGTACATTTATTTTAGTATCTGCAACAAATATTGCATTAATTAGCCAGCTTACTGGTACTACTACTGCAATTTATTACAAGAGCGGTGGTTCTGCTACTGATGTTGTAACAATTACTCACGCATCATTAGCTAATGATGGATTTCGTGACTTTGTTCAAAATCAAGTTTTAGCTGCACTAGAGACATCTTGGACTAATGTTGCTTTCACAGTATCTCCTCCAGTAGCTGTATCTGGTATTGCTATTTCTTAATAGTAGTTACTTTTTATTAAGAAAGGCACTCTCACAAAGTGCCTTTTTTTATTTATCTTTGTAAAAAGCATTCCTATGATTAACGAGGTTCGTAATAGCGTTATGTTTATATTGAACAAGGATAATAGGGGATATATAACCCCTATGGAGTTCAATGCTTACGCTAGACAGGCACAGCTAGACATATTTCAAAAGTATATGTATGAGTATAGCAATGCTATGATCAAACAGAATGCTAGATATCATGGTGAAGGTCATTCAAATATATCGCAAAGAATATCTGAGGCTTTGGATAGATTATCTGAATATAAAAGCTTAAACTATAATCAAACTGGAGGTAATTTATATATGCCTCAAGATTGTTATTTTATTGAAAAAATAATATATAACAATAATACGGAAGTAGCTAGAGTTGATCACAGTAAGATACTTAATCTTTTAAATTCAAATCTAACAGCTCCAAGTACTAGCTATCCAGCATATATACTAAGTTCTGATGTTTTAGGTGGGGCACAAACATATACTCCTGGAGTCCTTACTGTTTACCCAATAAATTTAATGAATCCTGTTTTACCACCCAATCCTACTACAAATTTACAGATTAGATACATTAGATACCCATATGATCCATCATGGACATATACTACTATAGTTGGAGGAGAGCCAGTGTATGACCCTACAAATGCAATGCATCAAGATTTTGAAATTCCACAAGAGGAGTTTGCTAACTTGGTTACTAAAATATTACAGTATGCTGGACTATCAATCAGAGAGGCCGAGGTTGTTCAAGATGCAAAGGCAGAGGAATTACAGTCAGCACAACAAACACAATAAGAAATGCCATATATAACTAACTATCAATACTATACTAATAACGGTACAAATCCACAGGATGCTAACTGGGGTAGTTATCAGTATGTTACGCTAAAAGATTTAATCAACAACTTCATGTTGATGTATGTTGGTAACGATAAGCTAGTTAATAACATAGATATATATACCGTTAGATTTCACGCAAAAAGGGCCATACAAGAGATAAACTATGACGCTCTTAGAAACATTAAGGTGATGGAGCTTGAACTTGGAGAAGAACTTAAGATGGTTCTTCCTCCAGACTACATTAATTATGTAAGAATATCAATGCTTAAGGGTAACGTATTAATACCTTTGGTTGAGAGCAGAAGTGCAATTACAGCAAATGCATACTTGCAAGACAATAACCTAGATATTATATTTGACTCAAACGGTGAGGTTGTTACTGGAACATCTAAGCTAGACATATTAAGGCAGGACAAGCAGCTTTACACTGGTGCTGGTCCTTATAACGGATACTATGGATGGTCTTTTGAAGGCGACTGGTACTTTGGATATAATATTGGTGGACGATTTGGATTGAATACTGATGATGCTAACCGTAATCCTCGTTTCACAATCAACAAAGCGGCAGGCGTAATTGACTTTAGTACTGGAGTTGAGAACGGCCACATTGTTTTAGAGTATATTTCTGATGGAATGGAGAATGGTGATGATGCTAAAATCAGCATCAATAAGCTAGCTGAAGAATATATTTATTCATACCTAAAGTGGGCCGTGTTAAATAATAAGACTGGAGTACAAGAGTATGTGGTTAGAAGAGCAAAAGACGAGAAATCTGCCAACTTAAGAAACACAAAAATAAGACTTAGTAACATTCACCCATCAAGACTTTTAATGAGCCTTAGAGGAAGGGATAAATGGATTAAATAATTATGGCTGATATAAGTAGAACATTTCAAAAGGG